ATTGTTATAGTCGAATTCGACTAATATATTTTCGGGTTTACCTACCATAATAATAGAAATGATTGTCTAATTGAGATTTATATTCTTGTAAAGATGATACTAAAGGAAATGGAATTGTCAATATAGCAGCATCCGGGATAGCCCACTCATTTCCCCCAAAAATTGGGTTTGCGGCTAAAATTAACCACCCAAATGTTGGTGTACCATAATATTGTTGAGATATTTTATCCAATCTAGATTGACCTATCTTATAAATTACTCTTTTATCTGATGATTTACTTGAAATGGAGATGTATGGGACAACACTCTGTTCACCATTTATTAAAAATTCATTATACCTATTATAATTTTGTCTATTAGTCATTTTTAATTAAATTGAGTTTTATCCGTCCAAATTGTTTTATCACCTGTATTATCACCTTTATACAATAATATTAAATTATTAGTTTGTTCATCATTTGTTGGTGAAGGTTCTGTAGTATACGTAAACTTACGTACTTTTCCCTTATTATAAATGTTATCTTTAGTCCACCCAATATAGTCAGGCGATTTTTTAAGAGATTTAATATTTTTTTCTTCAAAATCTAATTCTTCAATTACACTATCTCTAAATTTATCAACAATTTTGTTAAAATTTTTAGATAAGTCATCATAAGTATTATCCAACTCATTTGTAATAATTGCAGATTTAAATGTGTTGAAATTACTTCTATTATTGAATACTTGAGCCATAACCATAAAAAATCTTTTATCAGTTAAATCATCAAACACCGCCGAAGTAAATCCTCCCGGTTCAGTATATCCATTACTAATTATATTAAAATCTACACTACTTAAAGTTTCATTATATTTATTCATTCTAGTCGCAACCAAATCATAATCAAATATCATTTCTTGGAATGTGTCCACACTCTCTTGAGTATCACCTCTGTCAACTTCTTCAGTTGCGGTAATTGTATAAATTTTTGCTTTACTATCTATCAACACACCATCAGATAATGTTGTCACATAATTAATTTTTCTAAAAACTTGTACCATACCCTGTTCTTGTTCAACAATCTTATTACTAATTTCCTCAATCCCGTTACTGAAATCCGTCTGCATTGCTTTAATGTAATTTGTTAAATTAGTTGTAACACTCCTAACCGCTGTTGTGTCAGTAAACACACTATTTAAACCAACAATAATAAAATTAGTGCCACTTGATATATCATTTAATAATGCCGAAAATAAATCAATCACTCTTTGTTCATAAACTGACTTACCATAGATTGTAACTAATTGACTTGATGTTCCCATATTAAATTCACCACCTGTATATTGTCTTTCTTGAGTCATTAATTGCCAAACACCACCATTATATGATTTAATTGTCGATTCTGATTGATTCACTAGATTTACAATATATTCTTTACTAACATCCAATAAACTATCCATAATTTTCATATAAGTGATATCACCTGTTTGACCACTAGCACCATTAACAGTTGTTTGAATTTGTCCAATAGTTTCTCCCGCAGAATTTGTTTGTTGATTATCAACTTGAGTTTGCGTAGGTTGTTCATCAATTAAATCTTGGAAATATTGTTTGTCTAATTTTTTCCAACTATCATCGGTCGCTTTAGCTCTTTCGTCATAAATTTCAGTATTAGCGTAGTAATTGAATGATAATGCGTTTTGTAATTCTTCAACAGGTTTTTCAAGACCCATACCACCAATAATATCAAAATTCATTGAAACATTAGCAATCATAGGTTGAATACCAATTCCTTCAGGGTTTAAATCAAACACTAATGGTTCGTATGAGAACGCAACACTTTTTGGTATTATTTTACAATTATAAAAATCCCCAATCCTTAAAACTAATACCGGTGGAGCACCAAAGGAGGTATTTAAGGCATCATTTGCAACTATCTGTCCATTATCCCCAATAACCGGAATTGTTTCACCAGGACGAACACATTGATTCAAGAAGGTTAAACGAGAGTTTAATCCTTCCGGTGTCATAGAGTGGAACGCAGGATTAAAATATTTGATTTTTTCCTGAATAGAATCATATAACATAGGAACCTCTTTTTTAACAACATCAAAATAATCACATTCAGAAAGTAATCTTCTTACAATTAGTTTACTAATCCCATCCTTTATTGTTTTTTCTGTTCGATATGTTGGTTTTGGTTTTGGTTTTGGTGCCACTACCGGAGGTATTATAACATCCTCAATAATAGGTTCTACCGGTTTATCAACAGGTGTTGCCGTTACTTTTATATCTTTTAATGTAACTCTTCGACAAGCCATTGCACTAACAGAATACTTTTGAGAATCTTTAGTAACTTTATTTGTTTTTGATAAAATATCGTCAGTACAGTTAACTGACGCACCAAAAACACCTGTCGATGATTGTGGGAATGAAACAACTTCTCCCTCACCTTTATTAACATCAAGAAACGTTAGTGTCTTATCCACATCAATAAATGGTTTTAATTTAGTTGTTTGTAAATATTCAACAACAGAATTTTTTCGTCTTATGGATAATTTTACATTGTAATCTTTACTCGCAGGAGCGGAAGCTGAACTAGTTAATAATATTTGAATAGTCCCTGTTTTTTCACTTAATATTTTAAAAGCATCTTCAACAAAACCAGAGTTAATCTGATTAAAATTGTCAATAACAACATTAGTAAAAAATGGTTGAACATTTAAATTAATACTTGGTGGACTAAAAGTATTTGTTGATATCGCAACATATTGGTCTTGATTCATAGTACTAGTGTAATTATCATAATCCGCCTTATATGATGAGTTTGGTTTTTCCGCAGTTTTATTATTTGGTCCCGGAACATCATTATCAAAATAGAACCCTAAATTATTATACTTACTTAAATCGGCAATTGATAACTCAGGGTTTGATTTTGTCGAACTATTACGAGGCGTTGTTACCGTTCCAACCGACGCATTTCCTTCATTACTACTAATAACCTCTTTTGCGGTATTTTTATCTAAATTAGGGTCGTTTAATATCTGTTGATAAGTATATAAATCTTTAGTTGGGACAGTATTGAATTTTTTAGCCAATTCGTAAATATCATATTTAACACAACCCGCAAAAAATGAATCAATAATAGAATTAATTCTTTCTTTATTCTGTCCTTTTAATTGTTTCTCAACAATAACATTCATAACCGAAGGGTGGTCAACAATTATTTTCCAACTTAATGTTCCACTTCTTCTAGTGTCTTTATATGTATAGATTGGTTCGGGTCTACCTAAGAAAGAAGTTTCCGTCCAATTAGCGTTACTTGTATCGTTAAATTTAATATCATATGGTGGAAACCACATAACTCTACCCCCGTTTGGTCCTTTTTCACAAACAGGTAGTTCATCATAAGTAAAACCTTGTTTACTTGATGTTCTCCAAGCCAAATTCTCAATTGAGAACATATATTTTTTAGCATACCCACCAATACCATTTGGTCCATCGGCAATAATATTTGTCGACCCCGGATTTCTTGTTGGTGAAATATTTAAATTAAATGTGTTGTCAAATACTGAACTAGCAAATTTTCTTCCTGATGTTGTAATACCATCTACTTTTTGTAAATCATTATATGTGTAATATGGTGTGTCTTTAGTAAAAACTCTACAATATTCAATACCTGCCTCACCACCGGTTGTTTGGTCAGTATACGACACAACCTGAGAACCTTTTGTCATTTCTTTATATCCATCGTGAAACACTTTACTAACTTGATTAATAGCATTACCGACGTGTTTTAGTCTTGAAATTCCTTGAACATTATCAGCAGAATTTACTAATCTTTGAGTTTCATCTAAAATTGATGTTGCTTTAAACACAAAATTAGTTGATTCGTCTTTAAGGTAATTGCTACTAATTAAATTAAATTCAGAATCCGCTGAACCTGACCCACCTCCGGGTGTCGCTTTGAATCCCGCATTTGGTTTATATTTTGGTGATGTCCAAACAAATTGTCCATCAATACCACCACCATCACTTAATGATTTAGCCGCAAGTCCAAAGTTAAGAGTGTCTTGATTACCCTCAAATAAAATACCTAATTCAGATGGTCCATATACCGGAACATCTTCTTGTTGTCCAAAAGCGTTAACAGGAACTTGATTTGGTGGTGAAGTTATTGTAGATGGTTCAGCATTTCTACTACCAACATAATAACCACCAACTAAGGTTCCATTATCAGGGTTTATTAAACTAACAATAGCTTGCCCAACACCTAATAACCCACCAAAAGTTTTATTATAACTTGGTTGATAACGATTATAATTTAGATTTCTAAATAAAACAGACCTTTGTCCATTTCCGGTGTTCGCCAAAAATATTTCAGAAGGGTTTCTTTTAGCATTTAAAATTGGACCCAAAAACCCACCTGTTAATTGATTAACTACGTTTAACGCGTTTGATGTTTGTTGTGTTTGACCATTTCTTGTGTTATCTGTAAAATAATCTCCCGGAATTGGTGAAACAGGCCAATACGCACCACCTAATCTTGTAATTAAGTCAGCGGCTGCCGTAATAGGGTCCTCAGGTGACGTAATCTTCCAATTTCTATAAATTAAAGGTTCTTGTCCTGAAATAATTAAACTAGCCTCAAATGGGTCCGATAGTGATTCTAAATTTACTTGACCAACTGTGTTTATAAAAATTTGTCTAGCTATCCTATCTTGAAACGCCTCGTTTAATTGTAGAGCACCTAATCTCGCTAAATACGAATCCTGAGATAATGAACCATCACTACCCGTAGGATTTGTTGATAATAATATTGAATAAGGAGAATAGGTTGAAGGTATAAACGTAGACCCATATGGTTGATGTATTGGTGCTGCTAACATTTGTGTGGTAACCCCAAACAAATTGCTAAATCCACCAACAGGTCCATAATAGTTTACAATATACGCTGTATCAATAAAAAATTCATTAACTAAATCTAACACAGTATCATCCGGACTATACTCACCCTGATTTGAATTTACCGGAAGAGGAGCTCCATTATAATCTATTATTGTGTTATAACCTCCATTAGGACCATATTCATTTAATGGATATAATTGTGCAGCAAATGGGTCATTAGCAATTAAGTCATTTGGTGAATCAATAACATTACTAACATTTAAAACTGTTTCATAAGTTAAATTACCAACTTGTGGTGAATATACTCCGACAACATTATATGGGGCTAAATTTTTAGCCAATAAAATATCTCTAAATGAAGATGATGAAGCAAATGATAATGTACTATTTGACATATTTTTTTTCTTTTATAATAAATAGATTAATAATCTATTTTAAGGTCGTTCATTTTTAACAGGATTCATTTTATTAATACCATCTCTAACACTAACTGTTAATTTTTCCATTAATGCGGGATTTGTAAAAATTTGTTCCATTTGTTTTGCATCAATATTTGGAGAATTAGAATCCACTTTAACATTTAAATTAACGTCCATTGTTGATTTTTGATTTGACACTTGTGAACTACTAGTCCCAACTGTTCCTCGAGGTATTGATGAATTTGTTGAGGATGGAGGTAAGGTCCCTGCCATCATTTGGTTGAATGCCTTTATTGTACCTGTTGCCATAGGAAATTCCGCACTTAGCTTATCCGCCTGAACTTGTACATTTGAAAATGAATCCATTAATTCTTTTTTTACAAACCCTCCAAAACTAGACATAATATTTCCTAAAACATCTGTTTTTTCCCCTGTCGCCGCATATTTTGCAATCGCAGTTTTTAGTGAGTCCACAGTATTATCAATACCTTGAGCAATGTTTTTTGCTGATAACCCTTCACCTGGAATTTCTGACGCCGCGGTGGCAACCGCTCTCGTCCCTTTTAATATCCCACCTGCAGTTTCACTACGAGCAGCACCTAAACCCGTTCTATCCGCCAAACTATTTATCGCTGCCGTAATAGATTGTGTTGCGGTTAATTGTTGTTTGGCTAACTCTTCCATTGTTGGAGGAGCGGTATTTGCCATTTTTTCAAGAGCTTCTATTTCAGGACCTGTTAATTTACTAACATCTTTAGTTTCTCCCGCGGCTGTTTTAATTTCATAAGTTCCACCGGCACCCATTTCTGCCATATTGGCAATCATTTTCTTTTGGTCCTCAGTCGCGCTTGGAAAGGATATTTCCTTCATTTTCTTATCTAAGTCGGCACTACCTAACGCCATTTTAGTAATGTCATTATATGATATCCCCATAGCACTTGAAATCTCTCTCAATTGTCGTTTCGCTCCCGGCATAATTTCAAAATGTCCATCTTTACCCAATTGAACAAATTGTTTACTCATTTGTGCAATTTGATTTTGTAATTCAGCAGGGTCATTTTGAGCTAAATCCATTAATTTTAATGGGTCTAATAATGAACTTTGTGAAACACCTAATCGTTGCATTGATGCGGCTAAATCAATCGCTTTTTCAGGGTCAAATAATCTGTCAGCCAACTCTAATGTTTTACCCATATCAACTCTTAACGCTGTTGATTGTGCTGCCATTTTTGCCAAACCTTCAACACCACCAGCAAAATTAAATTTATTAAGAGCCTCCATATTTTTAATAACTGCACCTGACACCGCCTGAGCATTAACCCCTGATTCTCGAGCAACATTAACAACTTTTAACATTTCACTTGTTGCCCTTCCCGCACCAATACCCGCGTCCGCCATACCTGCAACAATATCTTTAACAGATTGTCCGGTAACTTTCATTGTTGCGTATAAATCTTTAGTTGTTTTTTCTGATAAAACAACGTTTCTACCTAAAGTTTCGGACGCATCTTTTTGTGTCGCAAGAACATCTGCAATATCACCACCTAATTTTCTTACTGAAGTAACAGCCTCCGCCATACTACCACGTAATAAATCCGACATAGCCTGACCTTGACCAAATTTCTTAAGCATTTCACTTGCCGCATTATCAAGTGTCAACACTACTTTTGCTATTGCGATTGGGTCAAAATTAGACCCAAGGGCGTCCCCTAGTCCTTTTATCCCTCCTGTTGAAGTACCCTCCGGTGCTTTATCTACCATAATTAAATGTGTTTCTAAATAAATACACCAAACATAGTTTTTAAATCACTAGTTTGGTGTGTTATTCTCGATTACTCGATTTATTAAATATTTTCTAACATATGTCGGCATTGTGTGGAAATCCGAATATGATACGTATATTGTTTGAGCTAAGTACAAATATTCCTCAATTAATAATTGTCTATGATTAGAAGAAAGGTCGAAAAAAGTCCACCCCAAAGGTTATCTCGAAAGATACCAATTCTCCTGAAGGGGCGATTACACTTCTTTTTAAGTCCAATGACGGTTCATTTTCTCTTAAAAAACTTCTTATGTATTTAGAATCCATAATTGGTAGTGAATCAACAAATAACGCAATTTTTGATTTATCTGAACTACCATCAACTTCAACAATATGTTTTAACAGTTTCCAAGTAATTTTAGGGGCTTGTCTACCAACGGGATATTGTTCCACCATTTTATCTAATTCAATAGTATCATAAAAAGTTGTTGGTCTTAATTTTACTGTAACACCTGTTCTTGGTAATTTAGTTGTAAACGTCCCATCTTCATCAGGTTTAACTTCAGTTTTTCTAATGTTTAATTCATCTAAAATAACCGAACCAATAAATGGTTTATCAGTTCCCGGGTCAATTAAATTAACACTATATTCCGAACCAAAAGAAGAGTTTCTTAAAAAAATTAAAATCGCCTCAACATCACCGTCTAATAGTTCTTCAGGACGTAAATCGTGTTCATACATTTTATTTCTCAATAGTTTTAATATAATATTTTCACTATTACGACCAGAACCGATTAAATAATTTTCATCATTTGCCGTTAAATAACCAATCTTAACAGCTTTCTTTTTTGATTTATAAAAAATCCCTCCGGTTGGTAATTGAACCACATCGTGTGGTAAGCTGAAATTTTCAGTTGCAGCGTCTATTAAATTTTGTTCCATATAATTTTGTTTTTATTATAAATAATAGGATATGTTTTTTTTATATAAATAAAAAACCCCACATAATTAAATGTAGGGTGTAATATATTTTATTTTAATTGATTAGTAAACTAATACACATCTATCCATACGAAGTGTCGCAGAAATTGTTGCCAATGCGTCTGAACTATAAGCTAAAGTATCAAAGTTAACATCAGATAAGAAAGTTCCTTCTAATATCCATTTTTCAACAACAACACCTGTTGGGTCTAACATCTCAAGGTCAATGTTTTTCTTATACCCCGCAGCATATCCCATACGTCCTGTAACAGACTCCGCACATAAACGCACCCATTCCATAAGTGCTTGTGATGCTGAAGGTCCAATTGGGTCTCTAAATTTGACATTAATTGTTCCCCAAGTAAATCTACCCGCAACATAAGTTGAAGTGTTTAAAAAGGGTATCTCAACGTCTTTAATAGTGATATGTGGTCTAGCAGCCGACTCTACAAACCATTCGTTAATCCCTAATGTAGAAGGGAATCGTACAATAAACCTATTTTGTCTTTTTGGTTCATACGGTATGGGCATTTTCATTAATAAATCAGCCATTTTCTATTTGTTTTTTAATTTTTATTTTTTTATCTTGTTTATTATAAATATAACCTATTTAATTTTTTTCTCTTGACTTTTAGAATTAAAAAATCTATCATTCTAGAAATCCTAGTTTTTATATTAATAGTTTTTATTTATTAATTATTTTATAATAAATATTTTAATATTCTTTTTTAATTCCTCCTGCTGTTGAATATGTTTTAATTATATTCTCTGGGTCTTGCTCAAAATGTTTTTTCACTACATCCACATTTTTTAAGTCGTCATCTGAAAAACCTATCTTAGGGACAAAATAATTATTTATTTTATTTTTTAAGAAAGCTTTCTTTTGTATATGTTGAGACATCGCCTTAACATATTGAACAAACTCTTTTAATGCGTTAATTTTACCTTGTTCCGGATTTGTTGCAGAACCCTCACCGTAACTTACCGGATAAAATCTACACAAGTCTAAATATTCTCGAATCATTTCTCTTTTAGAGACATTTTCTTCATCCGCTAAATCACGATATTTTTCTAAATTTTTAACCAATTCGTCTGAATCAATCCCATTTGTATTTGACACAATATAATTGTAACAAGCCTCTTTTAATATTGAAGGTGTGTGTCCTCTAGCGGTAACAATTGAAAAAATTGAACCGTTATTAATTGCCTCAACAAAATCATCCCAAGCCGGACCCGGTTTTGCGGTTATCGCATCAACAATAAATTGTTTATCACCCTTTACACCAAACCATCTAAAAGGGTCGTTTGCAAACCCTACGATTGTGTGACCATCAAATTCTAAAGGTTCTTTTCCAACTTCTTCTCTGTAAGTTGCAAAATCTTCAGTAGACATTCCTACTTCGTCACCTTCTTCATCTTTCAAGATTATCTTTGTTGGCATTGAAACAATGTTATCATCCCAATCAAACGCGTAATACTTTTCATCGGGGGCACCAAACTCGTCAATACCTTCTTTTATTCTATTTTTTAACATATCTTTATATTAAGGCTTATTATGACCCACTATTACAATGGGTCATAATTTTATTTATTATATATTCTCGAAAGAAGCTCCTGTTGGAGTAATATAGAACGTAATGTCTATAAATTCTAACGATTTGGTTGGTTTGATGTAAATCTTACCTGTCATTTGATTTCTATCTAAATCAGCCGTATCTGACGATACTGTAACTCGGAAATCATATAAACCTCTGTCTCTTCTGATAGCATCCAAGATAGGGTTAACCGCGTCTAAGAAGTCTTGTCTTACTTTTTGGTCGTTTTGTTCAAACAATAATCTTACAGATACCGCTGAAATCAATTTACGAGCTTGAAGTAATAATCTTCTTACGTTTATTCTATCAAGTGCCGATTGAGCCACTTGTAGTGTTTTATTACCCCAAATTACCGTCCCAACATCAGAGAAAGTTGCAATTGGATTGATACGTCCTTGGTAAAGGGTGTCTCTATCTTCTTGAGTAAGTTTCTTTCTCGCTTTGATTGCGTTTACGATACCTCTTGTGTAACCTGCCGCCGCGAACCAAGGGAAAGCGATGTTGTCGGTTAACGCTAAGTTTCTAACAACTTCTGCCGTTGGTGGTAAGTAGATTTGTGTATTGTTAACACTATCTCTTGTTAATACCCAAGGGTAGTATGTTGCGGTATAGTTAGAGTCGACTCCTGTAGTTTCTAAGTTATTTATTGCCTCTTGAGGGTAAATTAAATCAGTTGCCAAGTTTACTGTTGGCATAAACAAATCAATATCCGGTGTTGTACAAACGTATAATGAGTCAGCTCTGTTAAATTCAATCATCTCAATCGCATCTTCAACTAAATCAGAATTATTAACATAATCAATACCCGGAGTAACAAATAAGTTAATATTCACCGCCTCAGGATTAGAGAATGTTTGTTGTCCTAATAAGTAAGCGTAATAATCGGTGTTTGCCCAATCAACATTATTTTTTCCAACAGTAATTTTCTTGAATGCTCCCCATCCTGTTGCCGTTGGATATTGTATACTTGTACAAGCCCCGTTTAAGTAACCTCTTCTACCTAATTTAAATGTGTCGGTATTTGTTCTAGATTCTCTATAGATATCCCAACCATCAAATCCTCCTTGAACTAATAATGAGAATTTACGTGAATAAATTCTGTAATAAGGACTAACTTCACTATCAGGGTCTGATGTAAATGGTGCGTCACCAACAAAGAATTCTGGGTTAGATGTTCCCGGATAAACAATTGATGATGCGTTAACATCCATATGGAATCCTCTTGTTTTATATGTCCAATCATTCCCTTCCACAGCTGTACATAAATCTAATGGTAATTGTTTACCTTTATATTGGAAGAAATCAGGGTCATATCCTGCACCATATCCTGTAGAAATACCTAAGTAAGTTCTACGAACATTATCGCCCGGACTTTGGATTGCCAAGTTAGAACCTGAACTTAATCCAAATGGTGGGTCAAATACAACCTCTCCAGGGTAATCATATTTAGTTTTATAAATTGGGAACGGTGGTCTAGAAGTTGCGTAATTTCTAAATCTAAATCCTTGGAAACCACAAGGTAACGCATCAATCGGTGCGTCCTCATTCATCTCAACCATAATGTATTTTGAGTTCAACGCGTATTCTCCATCGGCAGTACCAATTTTTTGTCCAACAAACGCATTATCCTGAGGATTCATCGAACAATTTGTGAATTTCTCAATAACAACAGGATTATTATCTGTGTCATAAAAATCTCTAACTAAAATATCAAAAGTTAAATTACCAAATGACATATTTGCTATTGAAATTTTAACCTCAGTGTTAGCGTCATCACCATCAGAAACTGTTGTGAATCTGAATAGATTGTATACTTTACTACCTCTTAATTCAGATACAACCCAAGGGGAAGACGGTGTTTGGTATTTTTCTAAATAAAACGCTATCGAAGACATATCGTTATTACTGTTATTAGCTCTTGGTAATCCAACTAAATTACAATTAATACCTCTAATATAACCTTTATTATAACCATAGTTTAATAATGTTTGAAATCTCTCTTCTACAAATAATGGAACCGTAGTTCTTGGTTTTGCAAAGTTTGAAGAACCAAATACTTTTGGTAAATATTTAGAATCTGACTCACTAAATGAGGTTTCAAAGAAAAATGTATTATTATCCTTATCAGTTATGTTTAAACCAAATTCAGAATAAGGATTTTTACCAATACTTGAGTATCCACCTGTACAATTCATTGTTACATCGGTCACATCATTTACTTGATAAGTTGGTCCATCACTACCCGCACCATAAGTCGCAATACCTCTTGAACGAAGTGTTGCAAGAATTAAATCGTCAAAGTCTGTATAAGATGTTCCTGTATAAACATAAACAGAACCTCTAACACTACCCGTATAACAAGTTTTAATTGAACCTGAAGTATAGTTTCCAGTATTACCTGATGTTAGTGGGTTACAAGGATTTTGTATTTCAACGGTTACGTTAAAAGATGTTCCTGTTGAACTACCATCGTTAGGTATTAAAAGATATGTAACAGCACCTGTTGAAAAATTAACAACCGATACATTACTAGTTTGTGCTGATAAATTTACCGTTACACCTGTACAACAAGCACTAAACGTTGGAACAATAGTTGATAAATTTGTTCCTGAAAAAGTCGCAAAAGGTAAAACAACACTAATTGTGCTGTTATTGTAATTAATACTTCCTGCAACACCAAGAACACTAAATGAATAGAAAGATGAACAATTTGATGATGTAGAACTTTGTCCAAGAGTATCGATTACCGTATAGTAAGAACTACCTGTATAACTACCATTATTATTATCAAATAATGCGTAATACCAAGGGTCATTCTCTGGAGCAGTATAATCAGCTAAATGTGAATCAACATTGTTTACGTCGAATACGTTTGTTACGTTTGTATAACCTATTGAAACTAAATTATCGTAATCATCACCTAATATTGTACCATAACAGTATAATGAGGTTGCTGAAGTTGATAAAGTTGTTGAGGAAACAATAACATTGAAAACTTGTTGTTGGAAATCTGAAATTATTGTTGACGATGTTCCGTTAAAATTTTCATAAGTTTCATTAAATTTATTTGTTATTATCGATTCATCACCTGTAAATGCACCAAAGACAACTGAACTTATATCATTATTACATCCGGTAAACGGTAATGTGAATGAATATTCCGTATATCCTGTACATATAGATTCACATGATGTAAAATCATATGTACTACCTGAACAGTCAAAATCAACTGTTGTTTTATCAACATTCGCTATCGTTCTAAAAGACCAAGATGGTCCCGCGTCATATCCTGACAATCCCAAAATTCTTGTAACAAACAATTGATTTGATTGTTGTAAATAAGATTTTGCGATATACGAAGCTTCATACTTCGGTATTTGTGTATTAATAAACTTTTCAGGGGATGTTCCTCCAAAAAAAGTTGAGAATTCATCGAAATTTCGTATAAAGATAGGTTCGAATGCTGGTCCTTTTTGTGTTTCACCAACAATACCTAATGTGGTTACCCCCACACTTTGTGCTACGAAACTTAAATCAACTTCGGAAGTATATACCCCGGGAGATACGAATACTTTGCTGTTTGTTGCCATTAGTTTGTTTTGTTTATAATTTTATTTATATATAAATATTAAAAAAAAATCAAAATACTTTACTTCGTAGCAACTATTTATATTTTAGGGAGATTATTTTCTACCTTTTTTCTACTTATGGATAAAGACATCAAAAAGATTAAAAATTTAAAGATATCGGTGGAGACACACGAGATTCTTAAAACTTACTGTGAAAAGAAAGGTATTAAAATGTATCGGTTCTTAGAAAGACTTATTATTGAAAAATGTAAACCGACTAAAGATATCTATGGGGAAGACTAAAGTATCTTATCAATAAATTGAATTGTTGATTCTAATGAGTCATCTTTCTTAACAATATTTAACCTTAATACGTCTCCGGAGTTAATTTGTATTAACTCTAAATCAGAACCATAGTAATCATCATTGATATACACATCAAATGATTCAACATTTATTGTTTCACCAATTTTAATATCAACAATGTAACTAAACAATTGTGTTAACGTATTATTACCAACAACAAACAATGCTTGACTACCAAGACCGGTTTCGTCATTTTGTTTCCGACCACGCTTAGTTGTTTTTTTTTCTATTTCAACAACTTGTAAAACTCTTGTTATTGCCGGGGAAACTTCAAACTCATCTTCATCAATTAAAAACCCTAACATTGTAAATTCATAACTTTGTATGTAGTATTTTCTTTTCTCAACATCAACAACAGATTCATCAGTAATCGCACCCATAACAATTGGAATGTAATGTCCTTTGATTACCGCATAGGCTTGTCTTGATGCAAATTTTTCTAAAATAACCTGATTAAGTTTATTTAACTCTCTCATTCTGTTACAAATAATTTTAACAGAATATGTTATATCAACCGGAACGGGTTGAGGTATTGTATAAACATCCATACCATTTCGTTGTCCATCCCAAGTAGGTACTTGAGCGTAAAAATATTGTCTTCTATTTGGAATATTATACATAAGAGCCGGGTTAGTCCCAAATTTAACCTCCGGGATTCTAATTGTTGTAATAAAAGGCGGTTCCGTGTTTTTATCAATATTTTGGAAATTCCAAGTTTCAGTAAACTGAGCCCAATTTTGTGTGGTAACAATAATATCAACGGTTGGTATTGTTTTACCCTCAACCACCACTTTTAAATCATCTCTAACAAAATCTAAAAAACCTCTATCTAAATCGGCATGCAATAAAGATTTTGGAAGATAAGTTCCGTCTTTATTGATTTTATCCAAAAGTTCTTCTCTTCTTGGTAAAAGAGTTTTGGACTCCGTTAGTGGTATATTTTTCTTTATTTTACTTGGTAAACCCATTTTATTGTTTTGTTATAAATATTTTGTTTCTTGAATTTATCATTTCTACCTCACCGGCTCTATATATAGGTTCTTCGGTGTCTTTCATAACGTAAGAGTTGTATTTGTATGGGTTGTAAGTCACAATATTACTATTTGGTTCGGTTGGTAGGTTTTCACAAGGATATTTACAATAATCCATCAATGTTCCAATCACAAATGAATGAACATTCTTTCTTTTCTCTTTTATTACCTTTTCTCTTCCTCCCGGTCTAACTCTAAACTCAACATCACTTAGTTTGACGTAATCAGAATGATTAACAACTAAACCTTTATATATTATTGAAAAAGTGTGTTTATGTAGATTATAATAAATCATAACTTTTTTACCGATGTAATCCTTTTCTTCATCATTTGAAACATCTTCAAAGATTCTGTTTGCTTGTGATTCTGTTATTAATACTTTCATTATTAGTAATATGTTGTTACCGTTTTAACGGGTAAATTAAAATTATCTTGAAACCATTTTTTCATTGGTCCCTTCCAATGGTTACCAAACATAGAGTCTAAATGTTCGGAATATTCACCTGTTACATCTAATGTTGGTGCATCATCTTTAAATGGTTTAGCTGATGGTTCGTCACTATAATATTCTACTTCTAAATAATAAAAAATAACATCACTATCTTCTTCACCTTCCCAATCTCCATTATAGAAAATTAATAAGTTTTCATTTTCATTATAATCAACTAAATCACCATCCTCACCGTCATCCATACCATAAGTCCAATGAATATCGTCTTTATTAAAATCTCCTTCGATATATGAATATATTGAATCAAATAATTTATTTTCTGTTATTAATACTTTCATTATAACCCTCTAAATTCGTTATTTGTAACCGGTGACGCCATAATTGTTCTATAGAATGGTTTGTATCCACCCAAAGTATGTTTGTTGTCAGAAGTAACCCTTCCATCATTATTAACCGTGTAATATCTTACTTTGTCTTCTGTTTCGTAGTATCCGATATAATCACCATAACTAATCTCCACCTCTAACTCATCCAAATCTCTTTGATAAACAGATACTTTCATATTACCCGGCTCCATTTGGTCAATTTTAGAATTACCTAAATATTTGTTCTCAGGGGCCATAATTTGAACATATCCTTTGAACTCCACCGGTGGTAAAAATTTGATACCGTCAGATACCGTCTCACCATAAACATCGTCCGTTTTGGTCTTATATCTATCAACACGATATAGAACTAATGTAAAGTTCATATCCCCGTGTAACCATTCGGTCCCAAAGTCTTGTTCTAACTTGAAATCCTCCGCTCCAAAGAACTTACCTATCCTTGTAATTGGTACTTTATTATCCATATTGTTTTTATCTATTATAAAAATTTTCGTTTCTTGTTCCGGATTGGTTGATATACACTTTTAATCCAAAATAATCTTTTAAATCTTTTGTTATATGATGATTCCATTCGTCTCTGTAACGAACAGGAATTAAATTTTTGTCGTTAGCTTTCAAATATTTACTATCATCAGGAACAACATAAGTTATTTTCATATAATATTCGCTCTCATCTCCTACGGGAGTTATTTCAAACGCAATCTTTGAGACCCCTTCAGGTTTTGATATATTTAGATATCGTCTAATTAACTTTGTATCCCGGTCAAGATTTATTGGTTTGTTGTTCATATTGATAAATATTATAAAATGTGTTATATTTCTACTAAAAGATTAAATTTGGAAAACAATACATCTGAAAATTCTAATTTAACAATAGAACAACGAGCGATATCTATCCTTGAAACTTATCAGGGGGCAAATAACTATATCCTAAAATTAAAATTCCAAAAGGAAACTAACAAAAGATTCTTCCCGACTCGGGCACAATCTGACTACATAATAAATTTTAACGAAGTAACACCAAAGGTAGCCAAAAGATGGGTTGATTTAGACCCCTACTTTGCCAAAAAAATTGCTGATGAAAAATTATTACTTAAAATCCCCGAACAGGTATGGGTGGAAAAGCTATTAGTTGAGAAAGAAAAATCCTACCACGTTTGGGGAAAAGTTTTAGAATCTGAAACAATCCACGATTTTTGGTTACCTAAAGGTGCTTTGATTAAAACACACACAATTAAGAATATTGTGGTAGATTATTCAAAATACTCTAATCGTCCACCATTAGAACATCAAAAAGAAGCTATCGAAAAACTTGCCGGTTCTAAAAGGTTTATTCTTGCCGATGATATGGGATTAGGTAAAACCACCGCAACCATTATCGCCGCTTTAGAGACGGGTGCAAAGAAAATATTAATTGTTTGTCCGGCATCTCTTAAAATTAACTGGCAAAGAGAAATTGAGAACTATACCGATAGAAGTGTTTATATCTCTGAAGGTAAGAATTTTTCAATAGAACACGATTTTGTTATTGTAAATTACGATATTCTTAAAAACTTCTACGATTTGAAAGGTAAATCAGAATCTTTAATAACACAAGGAAATTTTGATTTAATTATTTTGGATGAGGCTCATTATGTGAGTAATGGACAAGCCGCAAGAACCAAACTTGTTAATAGTTTTTCTAAAAGTTGTGAAAGAGTGTGGTTATTAACCGGGACACCGATGACTAACCGTCCAATGAATTATTTTAACTTATTGGCTCTTATTGAGAGTCCGGTGGCTCAGAATTGGATGGCTTACGCTATTAGATATTGTCAAGGTTACCAATTCACCGCAGGAACTCGTAAAATATGGAATGTAACCGGAGCATCCAATTTGGAAGAATTAAGAGACAGAACCTCAAGACAAGTTTTACGTAGGTTGAAAACGGAAGTGTTAGATTTACCTGAGAAAATTATTACACCGGTTTATCTAAGATTAAAGTCAAAACTTTATGAAGGGTTGATGGGGGAATACTATGATTGGTATAATAAGAATCCCGATGAGTCAACATCTTTGACGGTTCAATTCAGTAAGTTAATGAAAGTTCGTCAGGTAATTGCTGAAGAAAAAATAAAAGATACTATAGAATTAGCTGAAAATATTTTGGAACAAGACAAAAAAGTTATTATCTTTACCAACTTTACTGAAACATTAAACAGAATTGCCGACCATTTTGGAAAACAAGCGGTTAGATTAGATGGTTCAACATCAAAACCTCAACGACAATATGCTGTTGACCAATTCCAAGATAATGAAAAGATTAAAGTCTTTGTTGGTAACGTAAAAGCTGCCGGTGTAGGTATCACATTAACCGCCGCTGAAGCAGTAATCATTAATGACTTATCATTTGTTCCGGGTGACTTAGCTCAAGCAGAAGACAGAGCATACAGATACGGACAAAAAAATTCGGTATCAGTTTACTACCCAATATTTGATAACTCAATTGAAGGAATTATTTACGATATGGTAAATCAAAAGAAACAAAACATTGGAACCGTGATGGGGGACAATATCTCTGAAAGTGGAGATTTTATCGGAGAACTTATGAATAAAATAAACAACCGGGGTTAATTCGGTTGTTTAGATATTTATCGTAATAAACAAGCCTATATGAAAAATACAGAAAACAAGGTTAATCTATTAATTCAAGAGATTAACAAAAACGAAACGGACAGAAAAATATCATTAGTTTTATCAGAATCAAAAGCAGAAAAATGCTCACCATCTAAAGTTGAAGAAATTAGACAAGTATTCAACACAAACCCAAGAGTGAAAGAGTCGTTTAAAAACTCAATCAACCATATATTAAGAGAAGTGTTCCCTAACAATTATTACGCAAAAGGTAAATATGGTGAAGGGGAGATGTCCGGAATATACGATTTAGAACAAGAGGGTCGTTCAGTAATAAACAAATTAAACACAAACTATAGTTGTTTTTGTGTGTTACTTAGAGATGTTAATAAAGTTTTATTATCTCAAAAACAACAACCAATATCGTTTCAAAACTCAGACTCATTTGAACAATTAAACCAAGTTAAACGTTTTGTTAACGTTATTGATGATTATAAAGACAGAATTTTTAATCCCGAGTCATCAACATTCCAATCTCTTATGATGGTTTTAGGACAAACCCACGCTTGGGGTCAAAAACGAGAAGACACTACGGTCGAAATCCTTAAAAAACAATTTGGTAAAGATAATGTAAATGCTGTTGGTAAACTTGGTAGTAGTGAAGATATGATTGGTGGAATTGATTGTGAAATAATTATTGATGGTGAGAGAAAAACCGCACAAATTAAACCATTCACAAATACCAAAACTGAAGACGGTAACACTATTGTTATGGGTTCAGGAAATGTTAAAAGATATAATACCGATTGGTTGATATTTGCCAAAAACAACAAAGAAATCCTGATATTTAACAATAAAAACGGTAAAATATGGGGTGGTAATTTTGTTTTCCCTGAAGAAAATTTAATTTATACTCTTAGCTGATATTTATATAGAAACACAAATCTATATGGCTGGAATTGCAGAACCGGAAAGAACCCAACTTTACACACGAATCAAACACTTATTGGGTGCACCACTTCGTTCGATTGAAATCGAAGACGAAATGATGGATAGTTTAATGGAATTGTCAATTAGTGATTATTCCCAATATGTTCAAGATTGGTTAATTGAATCCCAATGGACATCCCTATATAATCTTAACTTAGATACTCAATCATTATCAAGAGCATTCATAACTAAAAGTTTAGACTATGAAACTCGATACACTTACGCTTATTCAAAAATTGTTGGATTACAAGCCGGTGGTGATTGGGAACTTAAAAAAGATTATATTGATTTAGTTGCTCATCAACAAATTTATGAAATCCCTGCTAATAGAGAAATCAATGAAGTTATGTGGTATACACCCGCAGAACTTAATAGTATGTTATTAGACCCTTGGACTTTTGGTTCATTGGGTGCCGGTGGTATTGGTGGACCGGGTGGGTTTGCTCAGATGGGTATGTCAGGTTCAATGTTTATGATGCCAGCGTTTGATATGTTATTGAGAATGCAAGAGAATAATATTCAACGAAGAATTATTGCCGGTGATTTAACTTATAGAATTACAGCTTTACCTGAAGGTAAAAAGGCGTTACATTTAATGCAAGTTCCCGGTGGTAAATTTGACTTTGGTAGTGCAACAATGAAAAGAGGTAAAGTTTGGTATTGGTATTATGACGTAGGTCCTGCAGATAGAGACAAATGTTTAAAATCAAATCCGGACATTATTAAATTACCTTCAGATGTTCCGTTAGAAGGAATTGATTGGGTAGATTTAAATAACCCCGCTCAAGTTTGGATTCGTCGTTGGTTTACCGCTTATGTTAAAGAAACTTTAGCGAGAGTTCGTGGTAAATTTAGTGGTAATGTTAAAACACCTGATAGCGAGTTAACAATGGACTATCAATCATTAGCGACAGAAGCTAAAGATGAAAAGACTAAATTAATTGAAGAATTGATTGGTGCTGAAGGTAGGTTAACAAGATTAAAACCTGAAAAAGTAATGGAACGAGAGGCATTAATCGCAGAGAACTTAAACAAACAGTTAAAGTTCAGAGCAATGCCAAGACAAATATACGTAATTTAATTTATATGACATTTATAACAAGAACAAAAATTGGGAACAAATTATTTGGCTCAATGTCCAATTTAAACACAACTAACCCTATTCAAACAGTTACGGTTCCGGAACATAGAACTAATGGCGAAGAATTCATCTTAGTTAAAGATGTCCCTAATTGTAAAATAATATTAGACCAAAGTAGTACTGAACACATTGTAATAAAGTCATTAACTAATGTTTTAATAGTTCCATTTATGGGTCTTATTGATGAACAATATGATGAAATATTAATTGAAAGAGGTGCTGCCGTTGAATTATTCCGGGTTGACGGTAATTGGTATATTCTTTCAAGTGATGGGGTAAAACTACAATAAAAAAGGTGTCGTATTCGACACCTTTTCTGTTTTAATTAATATGTTCTTCCCAACCTGGTTCTGCCAATTCATAAATGTATTCAGAACTAACACCAACTCTATCCCAAAACTTTAATTCCAAATCAGTTATTGTTAATAAATCCTCAATCGTATCTTGGTCCCCTTCTTTATTTGGTATACCTCCAACCAACTCACATTGAGTCTTAGTAAAAAACCCTCTATCTTCAGGGTTAGCAATTAATAAACTTTCTCTTAACTCCTTATTAAAAACAATTAATAATGGTTCCACTTTTTTATTAAATGTTGAGATTGCTCTTGCAACATTATAATCTCCGGTTAAGTCAGGGTTATTCTCAATTTCGGTTTGGTCCAACATATAACAATTAAGTTGTATTGTTGAGGTAGACTTATCTTCAGGTTCCATACCATTAACTGATGTAAATAAATCCAATTCTTTTTTAGTGTAATTGTTTTTTGTGATTTTTTGAACATCTCCGTGTGACGCTTTTAAACCATTATTGACATAGCTAATAACATCTCCCAATGAAACTTTTAAGTCGTGTTTGATAGCCAATTCCATATGAGCCATTCTACTCATCAATGAACCCGCCTTTGTTTTCTGACCACATCTCTTTTTATAATCTTCAACAGATAGTTTAACTCTCGCTCTTTGAGCGATTTGTTTTAATGGGATTTGTTGGTTGTATATTCTTTGGTGATACTCAAAATACCACTCAACGAATTCTTGTCCTTTTCCTTCTAATAACAATTTCACACCTTTATCTAAAAACACCTCAATGTATAGTGGTAATTTCTTAGATTTAATTGAGTTCCCGGTTAATTTAATTTTACCATTAGATTCCATTGTTGCGTAGTTCTTTCTACTCAAGTTAATACAAGAATCCCAAGTTCCATCACAATCTAACCCCATCTCACCTTTCATAAACAAATCATTGTATTCTGCGGTGTCGGCGTAATATCCTCTGTATTCTTTACCCTCTTTAACTAACCAATTTAGTCCTTTACCAATATAAACTCTATCATCAACACCCTCATCCGGTAAACTAAAGTTAACACCATCCGTATCAAGTACCAAAGGTGTGTATCCTCGTTTAACAAAGTATTTTACCATTTGACGAAGATATTGTCTTCCGGTGCAGGTAATTCTTTCACCACTATTCATTTCCCCCCACTCATAAACGTGTGGTGCTGATAATCCACCAAACATCGAGTTAATAAAGATTTTTAATGGTAATTGTTTTCTATCGTATGAAAGTGATTTTTTAGAATCAATTGATTTATACTCCGACGCCAAGTTTTTATACATAATACGAGCATTACGGAAATAAGTTAACATCCCTTTCATCCCACCCATAACATCACACTCAGGGAACACGTCGTGAACCAATTGAATAGACGGATATAGGGAAGAGTAATCGAGTTTTAATACGTTGGTAGAGTAACCCACCTTAAGTAGTCTTGAAAGTCCTCCTACGAAGTCTGTCTTCTCTTCTTTTGCTGGAATAGCTAATTTGTTCTTGTAAGACCAAGCCAACATAATCATTCTCCATAGAGTTGCGGTTCCCATTGTGGAAACTCTCTCGTATGTTGTTGGTACCATTGATGCTAATAGAAACGTTCCTTGGTTGAATTCATCATCCACTGTCAACGTTTCCTCTAAGTCATCGTCAAGATATCTCTCCACAATATTATCTCCGGTAACCTTTAAGTATTTCCCCGGGAATCTTGTATCTAAATTATTAAAGTCCGGATTATCGGCTCTTTTATATTTCCCATTCTCAACATTTAACCAATATTCCTCCTTTTTGGCATACATCGGTCCAATTTCTAAGTGGTCAATATAAACTCGGTCGGGGGCTTCAGCTTTAATGTATTGAGTAATGTATTTAAGTCCTGCGGATTTAATACTTGAATTGATTGCTTGTGCTCTACGAACTGAGTGGATAATATCAATAATATTATAACCCCACAATTGAGTTTGTGAGAATCTCTCTACCTCGTTGGCAAGTTTTAACATACCGTCTTTTTGAGATATGGGTCTTGCCGGGTTTAGTGATTTAGCGATTTTTTTGATGTCCAAGTTAAGTGCTTTGCATCTCTCAAATATCCAAAACCAGTCAAAGTTTGCTGAATTGTATCCACCAATGATTGATGGTTTAAGTTCATCGATAATGTTGAAGAACTCAACTAATCCTCTTCGTTCTTGGTCCTCATCCGCACATTCAATAACTTTTTGGTATCCTTTATTGGTTTTGATTCCAATCATAAATATACGACCGTCTTTAGGTTCAAGAGCAGTCGTCTCCAAGTCAAATCCGAGTCGGGTGATGTCATTGTATTCTTCATACCCTTTGAATAGTCTTTTCTCTCTTGAAATTAAATATTGTTCTACCGGTGGGAGAACTGTTAATTTTCCTTTTGTCTTTTCACCCCACGGGTCTACACCACCCTCTTTAAAGAATTGGATGAGTGAACGATAACCCTTCATTGATTTAACCATATATTTGAGACCCTTTTCTAATCTCTCATTACCTTTGGTTTCTAACTTATCAATGATGATTCCGTGTTTTTTCATCGCATCTTTTTGTAAGTCTTTAGATTTTGAATAAAAGTTCAAATCTCTCAAGTCTCCAACCCAAGCAAATGCCGTAAATGTATCTTTTTTGATTATTTTTCCCTGACTCGGGATTTCTTTAATTTTGTAGACTGAATCTGATACGTAATCATATTCAATCGCAACTATGTGCTCTTCGGGGTCATTCCCTTCAAGGAATGCCTTAATTTCTTCTTGTGTTATCATAATTATATTTTTTAGATTGACATATTGGCTCCGATATAAATCGGGTTTGTCTTGTTTCTATAAATATATTGTAATAATCTCATTTAGTCAAATACAAAAAAAAAAGACCCGAAGGTCTTTTTGTTTTATAATGGTAATCCTGAAACATATTCTGATGTTAGGTCAACCCAACCACCGTTAATACTATATTTCCAAAATTGGTCGATATTAACGTATGATTCATATCCATAATCTGTATTAATAAAAACACCACTAGTGAAAAATATCTCAGTAGAAGGTCTTGATAATAACACACTATTTGTTGCTCCCGATAAATTAGCAAATAAATAAGTAAATGCGTTTTCTTTAATTTTATTTGTTGAAAAAATCATTTGTTTATTATATATTTCTTCCGATGTTCCCGTAAATCCTGATAATGTACCACGAAACGGCCATAAGATATCAACTAACTTATAAAATTCATAATCTCCTGAACCTGAATAAGTACTAAATGTTGGTGTGGTAGCACTCCAAGTTGTTAATACCTCACCTATGGCTCCCGCCACAGCTCCACAAGTATTATCTGTGATACTATCTGGTTTACCTTTTCTTAACATTCTTCCCGCACGACCATCTATTGTTACACCAATATGAGGTGTACTTGTTATAAATAAAGTTCCGCCACTTGTAATGTGGCTAGCCCAAGCACCTAACCCAACAGTTCCAACAAATGGGAACCCTGCTAAACCACCTGACATAAACGGACCAAGAAATGTGTTCATAGAAGTTGGAAATTGTCCAATATTATCAACACCTGTAAATACGGGACCATCAACATCATCAGAACATATACCTTCGGCGTAAATAATATCATCAGGGGAATAACCTTTACTAGTAATAAATCCTTTTGTATACTCACCCCAAGATTCCGATAACGTTGACGAAGAATATGCTAAACCACCTTCCGGATTAACAATACCTCTAAGGGTAGTTGTATAACCTGATTGTAATGGAGCCGGCGCCGGCACATTAAAATTGTAACTATAGTTATATTCTAAAACATTAATATCATAATTACCATATGGATATGGTGTAATATTATTAAATGGTATTGTCTGAATACCTAAATTTTGTGGTGTCCCTCCGGATGCTGGAGTAAAGGTAACAGACGCGGTTTTACCTATTAAATTATTACTGATAATTCTTAAACCTATTGACATAATTATTTTTTTTGTTTTTTTTTATTTATTTATAAATATCAAACACTTTAAAAAAGTTAAAGTAAAATGTTTGATATAATATCATTATTTGGGATTATATCATCACCTAAATTATTATCAGGAATACTATTTGTTATAATATTGTTATTTGGTATGATGTCATCACCTAAATTATTGTCAGGAATATTACTCGTTATAATATCGTTATTTGGTATAACATCGTCATCTAAATTATTATTAGGGATTGTTTTATAAATAAAATCTTTGTCTTTAATTAATTCATAATTAAAATATACAAGTGATGGTGGTTGTGGTATAACAGAATGTGATACACAACAAGGATAAACTGATGTGTAGCAAGTATCATATTCTAAATCGTCAGCAATAAATGACTCTTGAATATATATGTTTAGTTTTTCCCTAATTGGTAATATTATATTACCGTCAGATGTCTTTATTAAAAATTGTCCTTCATTTCTACCCTCAACACTCGTGTCTTGTTTGGTAAATTGATAGTAAATATAATATTCAGGTTCTGCATTGGGGTCGTCAAATATTTTTTCAACAAACCCCGCTGGTCTTGAAGTTATTTTTGGAATACCTGTCTCAGAATTAACCATAGAAAAGAATATGGTTGAGGATTCCAATAATTCCATAAAATTATTGTAATCACTTCTACCATCTTTTACTACTTGAAGTTTAAGAAGAGGTAAGGTTGCGTTTTTCTTTATAAAAAATTCCATTAAAGTTTTTATTTATAAATACTTCAAAATATAGAATTAACTTTCTTTTCTTAATGAACCGTCATAATGTTCAAATCTATCGTGTTCCGTTGGTGTTAATAACAATAATCCCGGATTAATTTTTCCTTTAACAGTTTCTTGATAACAATAAGACATTAACGTCTGTTCAAATGGGTGAGCCCATTTTGTTTCTAAATAACACTTATAGTTACCTTCTCTTGTTAATATTATCGGCCAATTACATAAATAAACTTCCCCTGTCGCATATGATAACCCTTTATATGTCCTTATCTCCTTAAATTGTGTTTTAGGTGAATTAGGGTCTAGTCCTTGAACCGGTAATTTAGGGTTATTCGGCCAATGAGATTGTCTAAAATCTTGAGGGACATTATACCAACTCCATTGAACACTATTATCACCAAAAAATTCACTAAAATTTAATTTAAGAAAATCAAAATTTTCTTTTTTAACAATCTCTACTGATTTTTGATATAATTTATCAACAAAACGAGGGAACCCATTTCTACATACCTCACCTTTTTTTGGATAAAAAGCCATATCGTCTTCAAACCACCAATAACAATCTAAATCAGTTTCATCAAAATGTTCAGCAACAAACACTCTCCCCCCGACAATACCAATGTTGTCTTTTTTAATATGTTCAAAACCATATTGTTCACATAGTTCAAGATATCTTGGTGTTGTTGATAAATCGGTTGAGTTATCTAATAAGAATTTTTTTGGTTTATCAATAAAGTCAGAATCATAATCTAACATAGATTGGATTAATACCTCAAATTGTTTAGGTGAGTTAAATGCTATAACATACAATCCAACTTTGGATGTGTCTAAACTATTCGGTTTAATTGGTAAAACACTTTCTTTAACTTGAGTCGTGTTATTTTTTAAGTCCTCAAAAAATTTACCCATTAATCCATTATCTTCTATTTCTGAATAACTAATCAACTCAGGGTATTTGTATGTCATAATTGTAAATAACGATTCTTCAGTTCCCATTAACCCTTGTGATAATGTATCATTCATTAACCCGTAATAGATACCGTTAATATCTGATATAACATCTTTTCTTCCTCCGAAGAAACCTGCTCGAGCAACCATTTTAACTGGTTCTCCGGCTAATTCACATAATTCAGGATATTTAAATCCGTGGATTTCAGAATTAGTTTCATAAGGGAAACAAACAAAATGAAAATTTTTAACTAATTGAGGTAATTTATCTAAAACCTTATCGTGTGTAAAATATCCCGGGTGAATTGTATTTGTTAACCCAGCGTCAATCCAAAACATATATTCTGAATTAAACCTATCTAAAATTTTAGCATCGTGTAGGAGATAAATTTTTGACATAACCAACGGGTTATACATCTCTAATTTAGCTTGAGTTGAATCGGTTAACCATCCGACTTGATTATACCAATCCGGATTTGTTCTTATATTTTGTATTTTATCAAAAAAATCGTTGTCTTTAAACCAAGACAAACTTCTACGAACAAATTGTGTGTTTTCACTTCGTCTATTGTTTGACACAAATTTCTCTAACTCTTCGTCACCAAAAATAATCATATTCACATCAACTTGTAATAGTTGTTGAAATTTATCTAAATAATGTTGGAATGAACGAGACCAACCCTCTTGAAGGTCTCCTCTACCTATATCCCATAATCCTGTCACTAATGTTACTTTACTCATATTGTATCTCTAATTTTATATATTATTTTATCAACAAATTCATATTCCATAATTTTGGATAAGTCTTCGTAAAATAACCCATCCCCGAATACGTCTTCTTGAAACATTGGTAAATTTTTAGTATTAGGAATGACACCCATACATTTACCAATATTCCCTAGTGTTACTTCTTTTGTCGTCCAATTAATTGTTCCTCCCCATTTATGTTTAAAAATGTATAGTTTTTTTTCTGTAACGACTTCCCTTATATACTCAAAGGCATCATCAACATAATAATCATCGTCGTCCGCAAACATAATAAAATCACCGTCAAGGTTATTAATGTGTTTGTTTAATAAAGGGTGTCCAAACTTACCTAATCTATCCCCATCATTTATAATGTGATTTAATTTAAAATTAACATCATAATTAGATAAAACATTTTGAACAAACTCGTGATTTGTATCGGATATTATGGTAAAAGAATCGTTTTGGGTTAACTGATTTTTAAAACTATCAATCAATCTTGGTAATGATTCTCTTCCAATAGTTGTGCAAACAATGTTAAAAGAATAGTTAGACATCATATTTCTCATCAATTTTATATTTGTCGACATCCAATAAATCCATAAGGTCCAATATCCCTCTTTGTAAATCTAACCAATCACCAAAATTAAAAAATTTAACGTCATTTGTGTGAGTTAATATAGATAAAACCTCTTGTTCACTAATTAATTTACCTGTTGTTGTGTAATATGTTTCAAAAATCGATAAGTAATTAGATAAAACTTTTTGAATAGACTCACTTGTCCCTCCAAACATACCTCCGGGAACTAACTTAAAGTCTGTGTTAAACATATTAACAAGAACTGCTTTTAATTCGTAATTAACCTGAATTGATTCTCCTCTTAAACAAATAAAACCATTCTCAGATATTTTTTCATTTATTTTATTTAAAAATAATTCTGAATGGGCAAAAACATTAATGTAATCTCTCCATCTATCGTGACAACTAGTTCCAAAAAGTCCGGAATCAATCCACACAACATTTTTATTATCTTCACACTCATCGAGTAAAAATTGTAACTTATTAAAAATAACTTCTACATAATTTTTAACACAATAAATTCTATCGTAAATTTCCCCTTCGGCAAATTTAACTAATCTAATTGGGTTTATGTTGTTTAGGTAATTTTCAGAATTTAATTCGTGAAACTTTATGGTTACATTTGGTTGGTTAAATTGTTCACCTAAATGATATTTGTCGTAAGTGTATTGATTAGTGTAAATAACATATTCAAAACCTTCAAAAATTATACTACGTAATGTTTGGGTTAATAATGGATATGATTTATATACCATACCACCTCTGGAATCTTCATAGTTTAATTCATAAACTGATGTAATAATTTTTAATACCATTTGTCGTGATTGGGGATTAATAAGTTTATGTGTTTGCTAGAATTGTTTTTTAAGTCAACACCGTTATGTAATGCTGAGAAACACATTTCATCTATATTACCCGCAGGTATATTATATAAATTGTCAACATATTTAATCTCAATACATTCATCCCAAGTTTTTAAAAATGAATAAAATTTATCTTTATCAATATCTAAAAATTGAATGCAGTCTTCCGGCATCCACATATCCACTTTATTATATTGAACGTCAAATTTATTTTCATAATGTAAGTATCGTCTTCCTAACATACTATTTGTCTCAACCTCTTTTTCAAAAAGATAGGTTACTTGACCGGCAACACTATTAGGTATAAAACACTCTAACACATTTTTTTTTGTGAATAATGATTTGTTTGGTATAACATCCGTATCTGTTAAAATTACTTTAGTAAATCCACTATCTAACGCAAATTTTACTGAGAATCTTTTAACTGAAAAATCAAAATCATAATAATTCGTATTATATGTCACATATTTTTCATTATATTCCTTAATATGTGAAACAAATACATAATCTTCTTTAGTAATTGATTCCGGATTATCTGTAACTATGAAAATATTTGGTTTATCTTCAAATTCTTTAAATGATTCTATCATTCTATTTGTTTGGGCATAATATCTATCACCATAACAAAATGTTGCTATCGCATATTCCATATTTTTACAAATTACCTGTTATTCTTTCACACCAACCTTTTGACTTACTAAACGGCCAAACAACCCAGTATTTTGGTTTATGAACAGTTTGGAAATCTCTCCAAACTTTACAATACCCATCAGGGTCTCTCATCATATTATTAATCTCATTGATATCAGCATCTTTTCTAAAAAGTGTTTCATCTTTTTCATCGTGGAAAGCAACAACCCAAAATTCGTAATCTTTTTCAGGAACTTGAGAAAATCCAATGTCGATACAATGTTTAAAGATACTAGCGTAACTTGCCAACCATTCTTCCTCAGTTTCAAATATTTGAGGATTAGGTGCGTAATTTTTATCTAAAGTATATTGTTGAACAGCTCTATTTGAAAATTTAAGACCTGAATAAATTTCATAATCTTTTAAAGTTCTTTCAGTTCCGAACCCGTAAAAACTAAAGTCCATTGTAACGTCTTCACCGTCCATACCAAATAGTTGACGATTCTTTTTATGAGATAATTCATTTTTCTTACCCCACTCTTTATCATCATCCCATTGTTTGGTTCTACCCTTACGAGTATATTCGTGCCAAATAACAGTTTTGTGTGGGTGAAATAAATCGTATCCGTGTGTAAATGCTCTAACAGCGATTGAGATTTCTTCTCCGTGGAAATAGAATTCAGGGTCGTGTTGAACCTCGACACTAAATTGTCCCAATGTAAATGCCATATGGGCGGAGTAAAATCTTGAGGTAACGGGTTCTTTAAGATTTTCCCACCCCGGAATTGTTTCAGGTAAAAAGAAGACGGCACCTTCCGGTATAAATCTATCAAAAGCCATTCTCCAAGGTTCTTTAACTCTACTTGCCGGGTCATTGTCCGGGTCGAATGAAGAAACATAACCTGTTAGTAAAGGTTTCTTAAATCCTTTCTTTTGAAGTTGTTTAACCATTTTGATTAGGGTGTCGTCCCAATCTTTTTCAAATCTCATATGAGAATCGATTTGTAAGGTATATTCTTCACCTTTATATAGTTGTTGAACTTGGTTTCTTGCCCAACAAACCCCTTTGGATTCGGTGTATAGAACATCAATAACTCTAAAACGTTTATCACCTTTGAATTCTGATAAATTATCAAAACCATCTTCCGGATGATATTGACGACAAATACCGATTACTAAATTTTTAGGTTTCTTTGCATTCTCCAACATTGATTTAATTGTTGGGATAAGTTGGGGGTCACGATAGGACGCAATTTGGACAAATATCTTCATTTAATATCTTTTTATTGTAAAAATAATATTTTTTATAAAAAGATAAATAGAAATTATATTCCACCATCAATAATTGTCCAACCATACGTTCCGGTTAGAATTGCTCTACCGGCTGAACTACCGGCAGTATATTTAATTGTTCCAAAATTAATGTTAATTCCAGAGGTTAATGTTGGTAAAGAACTCCATCCATTATAAATTGCGTCAAGATTTGTTGTTGAGTAATCACTAAATGTTTTACCATTCATAAATCCATTAAAGTTTGTTACGCCGGTAACGTTCCAAGAACCAATATTTTGATTAAATCCTACTGAACCAAACATATTTGACATATTAGTCACATTACTAACGTTCCAAGAACCAATAGGTTGATTGAATTGTGTTGCTCCGTTAAACATCTGTTGCATATTTGTTACATTACCAACGTTCCAACCACTAATATTTTGATTAAAAATACTACACGTAGCAAACATTAATCTCATTGTTGTAACATTAGAAGTGTCCCAACTAGTTATATTACCATCAAATGCGTAATCAAACCAAAACATATAATCCATATTAGTTACTGAACTTACATCCCAAGAATTAAGGTTTTGGTTGAATATTGTGTTAAAAAAGAACATACCTTCCATAGTTGTAACATTTGATACATCCCAAGAATTAATATATTGATTAAATGGGGATAAACTAAACATATAATTCATATCTGTAACATTACTTACATTCCATCCCGATAATGGTTGGTTAAATGATGTTGATTGATAAAACATATAATCCATTTTAGTAACACTACTAACATCCCAAGAATTAATTGGTTGGTTAAATGGTGTTAAAGGGAACATATCACCCATATCAGTAACATTATATGTTGTCCAACCACTAATCATTGGTGAACCACCGTTATTAAATGATGTGCAACCATTAAAAGTTCCTTTCATATTAGTAACACTACCAACATTCCAAGAACTTAAATTTTGGTTAAAAACGGTATTTTGTAAGAACATATAACTTATAGATTGAACATTTGATACATCCCAAACACCAATTGGCTGATTAAATAAATAAGTGTTATCAAACATTGCTCCCATATCAGTAACATTACTAACATCCCAACCTGATATGTCGTCATTAAAATTATGACACTCAAAAAACATACCTTGCATATTTGTTACGTTTGATGTGTTCCAAGAATTTATAAAAGGGACTGTTGTTAAATTAGTACAATTCTCAAACGTATAAGATAAATTATTTGTTCCCGTTAAATCTAAAACATCGGTAACATTTGATAATGATAAATTATTACAATTAGAAAAATACGAACCACTATTACCCAAACGTAAACAACCCCACTGTAGAACTTCTCTAATTTTATTTCTACTAATAGGGTTAACACCAAACGACCACCCAATTAATGTCCCTGTTATTGTTATTATATAATCACCCGGAGTTACATATGTGTGTGTTCTATTATCGTAAATATTATTAGAGGTTTCCCCATCACCCCAATCAATTGTTCCATAATAAAACCCCGAAGTTTCATATGGTAATGTAATTGATTCGTTTATAGTTGTTGTTCTCCAAACAGAGATAAAGGATGGTGGTATAACAGGATTACAAGTTTGATATTTAACACATACCTCACAAAAAATGTATGTTGTTCCGTGGTCCCAAAAATCGGTTACCCAAGTCACAATTTTAGATACACTAATAATTTCTAAACACTCACCAAATGAATTGACAACCGCAGTTCCCGGTAAAAAGTTAGACGGTAACATAATATATTTTATAATCTTTTTAGCACAACAAGATTGAACTTGGAACAACACATACTTAACAGGTGTTGTTGGTGTGGGAGTGTGAGTCGGAGTTGGTGTAGGTGTATGAGTCGGAGTTACCGATGGTGTTATTGATGGTGTAGGTGTTGGTGTGGGTGTTGATGTTGGACACGGATAGATAAAATTGGCTTTCTGACAATGGTAAATACTCGGTTGAGAACCCATCGCAATAAATGAATAGAAATTGTTTGTAGATGAACTAACAACATAAGTGGCACATCCAATGAAACCACTACTTTCAATATAATACGCTCCTGACAGAGGACTAAATGATATTGGTATGTTTGATAAGGTAAATTGGTTTGATGAATCACAACTATCCTCAAAATAACCAACTATCGGTGGTAATGTTGGAGTGGGTGTCGGAGTGGTGGTTGGTGTAGGTGTTGGTCCGGGGCAAACATCCCCAACACAAATATTAGATGAAACCTGAATTATTAATCCACTATCACCATACGGAAATTGACCACAAACATATAATGTGGTTGCCGAGTAAATCTCACCATAGATTAATGTCCCGTCACATTGAGTATACCCAAAATTTAATGTTACCCCTAAAGGGTTATCAATTGAGATACAATTACAAACGGAATTTGTTGGTGTGGGAGTGGGTGTTGTCGTTGGTGTTTGACTAGGAGCAGGTTCACCACAAAAATGATATTGAATTTCTTCACAACCAATGTTATCTGTGACTATCACTAAGACTTCTTGAGAACCTGATAATTCTGTTGGTATGTTTAGAATTAACGGGACTGATGAGACAGCTGTCGCAACAACATAACAATACGTTCTTGTTATATCACATATTGATATGTTATATGGGGAATGTCCGGATAAACTTGTGATTTCAATTACTTGCATAAACTATTCATTATTTAATAAATAGTCCTAATTAACCAATTGAAATTACTAACCCATTTTTAATTACAACAGTTAATCCATCAACGGTTTTAAATGTAGTTGTTATACCGGAAAAAATAGGTTCTTCATTTTGGTTAATAATTAACTCTTCCGAATAAAGAGTGTCTGATGGTATATAAATTTGTTGATTATCAATATCGTCTAATGATAAAGCAACAAATGCGTCATATAAAAAATAACCTAAATCAAATTGATTGTTGTCAAATTCACTTCTTGTTGATTTAAAATTTTTATATACTTCATCATTTAACGATAAACGTATTTCGATTGCATCCCAATTCTTACAATCGGAAATCCCATTTTGTGTTTTTATTGCGTCTAACACAATAGAATTAGAAACGTCATTCAATAGATTTTTAACTGAAATACTATCCATTGTATTAATATCCCTTCTCATTATTAAAAGACTATTTATTTCTAAAATATTTTGATATAAAACAATCGTCAAAAAATTCCAATTTGTATATTCCATATTATGTATTTTTTAATATCATTATTGTTAATGTGCCTTGGTTTATTGCTCCAAAACCACCACTTACCGTGGCGTTTTGACCCTGAACAGTTGCTGTATCAACCTCAACAGTATGAATTCCTGCTGATAATGTTATAATAACCGACATATTCCAATTTGCGACCCAGTTTCCTACCGTAGCATTTCCCGTTGGGTTGTCGGCATACATTCTTTGATATCCACCGTTGGGTAATATAATACCATCCACCACTAATGCCACATCAATTGCCGAACCACTAGTTGTTGTGGTTCCAACGGTATTAACCCCACCATTTGTTTGTATACAAACCATAGTTTGTGTAGGTACAGTTATTGTAGTGGTCAATCCCGGTATTAATGTTAGTAATGTAGTTGTATTGGTAACGAGTAATGAGGTAGAACCTGTTATCATCGTACCAAATTGACCCAACGTAAGTGCACTACCATTACCAAAATATGTTCCACCACTAATTGTTGTTCCTGAGATACCCCCGGTTGATGATATAAGTCCGGTCGATGTTACTGAACCATCATCTTTAACATCAAATACTTCAGTATTTGCGTAATTTTTCAACGTTAAATAACTTTGAGGAGTAAATACAGAAGGTGAGTTTAGTTTAACAACTAAATTATCAAATTGTAAATTTTGATTTGCTGCGGTTGAATAATTAAAGAATACTCCAAGAGAACTCATTAAACTAGACGTGTATGTACTATCAACTGCACTACCAATTAATGTTGTTACGGTTGTAGGGTCACCCCACGCAACTGCACCATCGTCTCTGAAATAGTATGTCCAAGTATTTGTTGATGGCGTATATACAATTCTTGCACTAACATAATTAGTACCTGCCGCGAAAACACCTCCTGAAATTATATCTGTTCTAGTACCAAATAATCCACTGGTATATCTAACTAACCTCCAATTTCTTGTTCCTGTTCCACCATAAACTAATGCGTATCCGTTACCGGTATTCAGAAGTGTTCCACTAGTACCCGCTAAAACAACTGCAGCTCCATAGGTACCGGCTGAGAATCCTGGAAATATGGTGTTTCTATTTGTTCTTAGATTAAATGACCATTCAACATTTACAGTATTTAATGATAATGTTGGATTAAATGGTGAGTTAAAACCGGATAATGGTACCGTAGTGTATGACTGACCCGCAGGATTTCCGTTTGCAATATTTAAATAAGTTGATGCCGTTATTGTTGCATTACCAGCACCTGTATTTGTATTTGTGTAGGTTAACGATGGTGAACCTCCGGGTGATAGAGTAACTCTATTATAATCATCAGTAAATGCTGAAACAGCAATCGGTGTTGACGGTAGATTGGTTGAGTTAAGAACTACAGTTCCCCCACTTATTGTTGTTGCGGATATTGTATTTGCCGTTAAACCTCCTGTAAATATTGTTGCTCCCGTTACTGTTCCTCCTGATAATGGTAAGAAAGGTGTTGGTGGTAAATTTTGGTATGTTGTTGCTGAAATAGTAGTGGCGGTTAAACCTCCTGTAAAGTTTGTTGCACCTGTCACTGTTCCTCCTGATAATGGTAAGAAAGGTGTTGCCGGTAAATTAAAATAAGTTGTTGCTGATACTGATGTCGCACCAAAAGTACCGTTTACATCTAAATTAAAATTTAATATTGGATTGACAACATTTGTATTAACACCAACATTACCATTCCCTAATTCTTGAAGGATTAAATTCCCTGGATTTCCACCCCCGTTTGACCTAGAACTAATTGACTTCCCATTAGTTGACCCCGTGATATCCCCGTAAAATAGTATATTACCTGATATCCCCGGACTATAATTATCGGTTGTGATTATTAATGGGCTCGAGTTATTTTTTAGTATTACTTGACCTGTTACCGTTCCACCTGATAAAGGTAAGAAAGGTGTTGGTGGTAAATTTTGGTATGTTGTTGCGGATATTGTAGTTGCAGTTAACCCTGATGCAAATGTTTGTCCCGCACTAAAATTATTATCAATATTTGTTAATGCTAAATTATTATATTTGTTTGAATCTAAATGATAATATTGGTTAGGAAGACCTCCTTGTATGTTCGTTAAATCATTGTGAACTCCGGGAGCACCACTTGGTTGAAATACTGATGAAAATGCCGACTGTGTAATACCTGTTGTCGCACTTACCTCAATAATAATCCTACCAACCAAAAATGTGTGTGATGTAATTAGTTCAGGTAAATTTGGTTCACTTGAAGCGTCCGCTAATAATATATTATCGAATTGTCCATCACTAACCACCTCATATAAGTGGTCATTTAATTCTTGTCCTCTAAAATACCAATTAACTAAATATTTTCCTGCGGTTGCTGATACTAAATCAGTACCATTATCATAGTAAAGATTATTAATTGTATTTGCTGTTGTGGTATAAACCCACGTACCGCCTGAATGGAAATTTCTAAAAAAAAGTCCTAATGAAGTTGTGTCATTAACTATTTGACGATTAGTGGCGTTCCAAACAACACCTGAAGATAAGGTTACAATACCTGTACTTCCACTTAAACCTAACGAACAACCACTTTCTCTCGCGAATCTATCTGTATATACAATACGTTCATTTAATTTACTTGGTAAACCCGCACCCTCATCACCAAACTCTAAAACGTGAATAAAATTATTTGTTCGATAGACAATCATATATAATAGAATACTACTAAAATCAACAGTCCCCTCATTATCTAAAACATTATATCTAGGAACCCCATTATTATATTCAATTATAATATAATTTGTGTCGTTATTTATTAATGCCGGAAGTGACCCGACACCTGTGGTTCCGCTTGAAATTGAATAAAATTTAAGAGGCTCAAAAAAATTAGGGTTGTCGTATAATGCAACCGTTATCTGCGGTAAATTAATTGACCCGTCATTATTACTTGACCAACCTGTGTTACCACTAATAACTCCCGGGTCATAATTAGATGGTCCAAAAATATTAAAAGTACCACCTGTACTATTTGTAAAAATAGTGTTGCCTTGGAAATATGTTCCTCCGGTAATAAAAACGTCTTTTGGTAAATTATAATATGTTGTTGCCGAAATTGTGTTTGCGGTTAAACCATCTGTAAATATTGTTGCTCCCGTTACTGTTCCTCCTGATAATGGTAAGAAAGGTGTTGCAGGCAAATTTTGATATGTTGTTGCGGAAATTGTGTTTGCAGTTAAACCATCTGTAAATATTGTTGCTCCCGTTACTGTTCCTCCTGATAATGGTAAGAAAGGTGTTGCAGGCAAATTTTGATATGTTGTTGCGGAAATTGTGTTTGCAGTTAAACCATCTGTAAATATTGTTGCTCCGGTCACTGTTCCTCCTGATAATGGTAAGAAAGGTGTTGCAGGCAAATTTTGATATGTTGTTGCCGATATTGTGTTTGCAGTTAAACCATCTGTAAATATTGTTGCTCCCGTTACTGTTCCTCCGGTAAATGTTTGAAGAACTCTCCAAGAAGCGTTTGTATCGTCATAACCATTAATACCTGATATTGTTGATGCCGTCCAAGCATTAATTAACACAATACCTTCAGGTGAGTTATTTTTAACCGTTGTTCCAAAATTTGATATAACTACTGTAGAACCCCCCGGACCTGTTGCTCCGGTAGCGTTGTTCCATAACGTATCATAATTATCAATATTGTATTGATATATTTTTTTGGTTTCATAAACATAAACTAACATCCCTAATTTTCTTCTACCTGAAGAAATGTTGTCAGAATTTAATGTTAACACATTAGGTGAAAAAATTTGACCCGTCCCAATTTGTAACTGAACCGGAATCGTATTACCGGAATATTCAACTAAACCTTGATAACCGTTAGGGATTATGTAATCTAAATCGGTTAAATTGTAAACTTCCATATACCCCCCTGTTTGAAGGATACTGAAATTTGTTCCAAATGTTGCGTTATTACGAACAGAAGGATTACCTAATGATTTTATAGGTGAAACTGGTATGTTATTTAAAAAATTACTCATATTATTGTGTTATGGTATTACCTCTAAAATAAATATTATTGTTATCGGTAATGTTAAATATTATGTTAGGATATGTTGTATAAACTCGGTATGTTGTTTGTGGAATTGTTGTTCCGGTGTAGGTAAATGTATATGTGTTAATTGCATCTTCAGTATATATATTTGTTAATAAATTAGAATCATTACTTTCATTAAAATCAATAATTGTTTGTCTTCCATTATTAGTTAATGAAATTGGGATAATCCAAATATACCACCCTAAACCACCAACATAACCTTGCAACACTTCGGTTGTTAAGAAATTATAGGCAACTATTGGGTTACCAAAACTATCGAGCCCTCCTGAAATTTGAGGAACCGTTTGACTAATTATTGGTGGGAACTCACCACTAGTCCAACCACTGAAATCAACATATTTGTTCATATCAATATTAAATTGTGTTTGGTCTTGTGTTGGTTGTGTATTGTTTGTAAAACCAAAGAAATTAGAACCACTATCATACATCCATTGACCAATACTTTCAGACCCACTTACAGGTTCAATAAATAACTTAGCATAATATACCGGAGTTGGTGTTAATGTTGGTGTTGGTGTATTTGTCGGAGTGTGTGTATTGGTTGGTGTTTGTGTTGGTGTTGGTGGTATTGGGGCGTAACATCCACATGGGTTCGTACAAGTCTCCGTAGGTGTTATTGTTGGGGTCGGTGTGGTAGTTGGTGTAGTGGTGGTTGTTGGTGTTTGTGTAGGAACTTTACAAGGGTTGAAAGAAGGAGTTGGGGTTAGTGTTGGTGTAGCTGTCGGTGTTTGAGTGTTTGTAACAGTCGGTGTTGGTGTTGGTGTAGGAGTAGGAACCGGAACATTCATAATAACAGGACAATCCGCCCCCTCAACTAATATAGTGTAAACACCATATACATTACGAGGTGGTGTTAATAATGACGGATTAAACACATAAGGTAATATTTGATTACCTAAATTTATAACCACATTAACACCGTTAGGTTTAAACAAAATATTTGCAACCTCCCCACTATAATTTATACTTTGTATCGTTATTGTATTTGACATATTTTATTTTTTTGTTAACCTGTTATTAATACCCTTAAATTATCAAATTGTAAATTTTGATTTGCCCCTGTTGAATAGTTAAAGAACACACCAAATGAACTCATTAATGATGAGGTATACGTACTATCAACCACACTACCAATTAACGTACTTACAGTTGTTGGGTCACCCCAAGCAACAGCACCATCATCTCTAAAATAATATGTCCAAGTATTTGTTGCCGGAGCGTATACAATTCTCGCACTAACATAATTAGTGTTTGCCGCGAAAACACCTCCCGTAATTATGGTGGTTTGTGTTCCCGCTAAACCACCGGTATATCTAACAAATCTCCAGTTTCTTGTTCCCCCACTACCATAAACTAATGCGTATCCGTTACCGGCATTTTGAAGGTTAGTTGTTGTACTTGCTAATACAACTGCTCCTCCGTATGACGACGCAAGAAATCCTGAGAATATGGAGTTTCTATTTGTTCTTAAATTAAACGACCATTCAAGTGTTCCACTATTACTCGACAATGTTGGGTTAAATGGTGAACCAAATCCTGAAAGAGGTACTGTGGTATATGACTGTCCCGCAGTACCACCGTTTGCAATATTTACATAAGTTGATGCCGATATTGTTGCATTACCCGTACCAGTATTTGTGTTTGTATAAACTAAAGATGGTGTTCCACCCGGAGATAATGTGGCTCTATTATAATCATCAGTAAATGCTGAAAAAACAGTCGGTGTTGAAGCCGATGTTGGTGTAGGTGTTTGTGTTGGTGTAGGTGTGTTGGTTAATGTTGTTGTTGGTGTTTGAGTCGGTGTTTCAGTTAATGTTGGTGTTGGTGTAGGGGTTTCCGTATTAGTTGGTGTTGGTGTAGGGGTTTCCGTATTAGTTGGTGTTGGTGTTGGAACAATAAATATACCACCATCTGTTATTGTCCAAGCATAACCTCCACTTCCGGTTGAACCTGTAAGGATAGCTTTTCCTGAGGAACCTGTTGATGTATAATTGGCTGAACCAAAATTAATTGTTACTCCTGTTTTTGGGTTTTTTGTGGACCATCCATTATAAATAGAATCTAAATTTGTTGTCGAGAATGTTGCTGGTGTTTTTCCTAACATAAAATTAGTAAAATCGGTTACACCTGAAATATTCCAATTTCCAATATCTTGGTTAAATTGTGAATCACTAAACATTTGGTACATATTATCAACTTTTGAAACATTCCAACTCGAGATATCTTGGTTAAATTGTGAATTTTGAAACATAGCTCTCATATTAGTAACACCCGAAACATTCCAATTATTTATAGGTTGATTAAATTGTGACCCATAAAACATTTGTTGAGTGGAAACAACTTTTGAAACATTCCATCCTGACAATGGTTGATTAAATTGTGAATCTTGAAACGCTGCTACCATATTAGTAACCTTTGATACATTCCAATTTCCAATAGGTTGGTTAAATATTGAATTACCAAACGTAAAAAACATACTTGTTACATTTGAAACATTCCATCCCGATAATGATTGATTAAATGAGGTGTTACCATTAAACATCGCACTAATACTAGTTATACCGGACATATTCCAATTCTCAATTGGTTGGTTAAATGTACCACTATCAAACATACCCTGTACACTAATAACTTTTGAAATGTCCCAATTTCCTATTGGCTGATTAAATTGTGACCCTTTAAATATTTGTTGTAAATTAACATTTGAAATATTCCATCCGGATAATGGTTGGTTAAATTGACTACCATCAAACATATTTTGCATATCGGTTACACCTGAAACGTTCCAATTTCCAATAGGTTGGTTAAACTGACTATTTTGAAACATTGAACGCATACTTTGAACTTTTGAAATATCCCAATTAGCGATTGGTTGATTAAATGGTCCATTAGAACTTGAAAACATTCGCTCCATAGTTGTTACATTTGAAACGTTCCAACCACTAATATCACTATTAAATTGAGTGTTAAAAAACATACCATACATACTTGTAATACCAGAAACATTCCAATTATTTACATTATTTATTGTTGATAAATTGTTACAACTAGTAAACATTCCTTGTAAACTTGTTATACCACTTAAATTTAATGTATCACTAACATTTGTTAATGACAAATTACTACAATTACTAAATTGACTAGTGGTTCCAACACCTAAATTAAAATAAGGTCCCCACTGTAATATTTCGTAAATATTACCATAACTTCCAAAGTAATTACCGAAACTAAATTTATTAATTAAACCATATATAGTCACAGTATAGTATCCCGGTGTTGTATATGTGTGAGTTTTATTTGCATTTGTGTTTGCTGAGGTACTTCCGTCCCCCCAATCTATAGTTCCTGAATATGTTCCTAAAGATGAATAAGGTAATATTATTGATTCTGAAGCGGATGTTGTTCTCCAAACAGAAACAAATGGTGGTGGTGGTGTTGATGATGGGGTTACTGTTTGTGTTGGTGTAGGTGTTTGAGTCGGTGTTTCAGTTAATGTTGTTGTTGGTGTTGGTGTATTTGTTGGGGTTTCAGTTGGTGTATTTGTTGGTGTTTCTGTATTAGTTGGTGTTGGGGTTTGTGTCGGAGTTTGCGTAGGTGTTTCTGTGTTAGTTGGTGTTTGAGTAGGTGTATTTGTTGGAGTTTCAGTTGGTGTTTGAGTCATTGTTGGTGTTGGGTTTGGTTGTGGGCAAACATTAATATTTACCACTTCTCCTATATTGTTTACATAAAAATAACCATCATAAAAGTTATAATATCCTTGAGAAAGGAGTGCTCCTCTATTATTTGTATATATTATACATCCTACTGTTATTGCAGCTAAACATGCTGCAGAGGTGTAGGAAGTAATAGGTGTAGGAAGAACAGATGGTGTACAAGGAGTACCAAGCCCCCACGAAGATAGATTAATTGTAACTAAAGATGGTGGTGTTGGAGTAGGTGTTGAGGTTGATGTCAAAGTAGGTGTTGGTGTAGGTTGTGGGCATACATCTATATTTAATACTAACCCTTCCTTATCGATATACAATAGTCCTGGTGTTCCATCCCATCTATTGTAATATCCTTTCTCAGCATTTTCTGTTCCTTCTGAATCAAGATACAAGTGACATCCAACAGTAATAAAATCAACACACGATTGTTCTGTATATAAAGTAATTAAACCTAATAAACAAGAAGTCTCACAAGGTATGCAACCTTCATAAGAAAATAAACCTTGTATTAAAACTAATGGTATAATTGGTGTAGGGGTCGGAGTTGGTGTTAAGGTATTTGTTGGAGTATTAGTTGGAGTTTCTGTAATAGTCGGAGTTGGAGTGTTTGTCGGAGTTTCAGTTAAGGTTTGAGTTGGTGTTTCAGTTGGAGTATTAGTCGGAGTTAAGGTTTGTGTTGGTGTTATGGTATTAGTCGGAGTTAAGGTTTGTGTTGGTGTTATGGTATTAGTTGGAGTTACGGTATTAGTTGGTGTTATGGTATTAGTTGGAGTTACGGTATTAGTTGGTGTTGGGGTTGGTGTTGGTTGGATTAAAATTATTTCCCACGTACTTCCATTCGGAGTTCCCGATAATTGACTAAAAAATGGTTCCCCATTATAGTTGTTATAATCTTCATTTATTGTAACAATAGTTTGTCCTGATAAATCCCCTAAACTAACCGTAACACCAGTAAATATTGTAATCGGAGTCCCACTATAGACATTTAGAACATTTTCAAAAGTAACATTTATTTCTTCACTATATGAACGGTTCAATACTAATCTATAATACGCAATTATAGAACCCGGTGTATATTCCACGAAAAGGGTTAAATTTAATGGTTCTGATGTGGGTGTTGGTGTTTGAGTATTGGTAGGTGTTGGAGTAGGACCATTAATCACATATGTAAAATCATCAACCGGACAGAAATTTTCACCACAATCAGGGCAATCAGGATTAAACATATCAAACGTATCTTTTAATAATTTAAAATTATGTTTAACTTCGTCTGATGATAATGGCTCCACATACATTCTGAATTGAGATATACCCCCATCAAATGTTCCACCAAAATTTTGTTCTAATAATATATCAGTCGTTAATCCACTAAACGTTGTTCCTAACAAATCGTTAGTTGGTAAACATTCCGGGTCTTGGATATAAGTTGTTCCGGTAATTGCCGAGAAAGTTAAATTTTCTCTTAAACCTTGGGTTCCACCACCCCACGAAATATTATAAGGAACACCGACTTGTTTTTCCTTATCTGTGGATAATGCTCTTGGGATAATTTCCTCAATATCTTGAAATGTGTGGAATATTCTTCCATTAATGTATATTTTTAATCTTCCTTTTCTAAAATCCTTATCAATCAACCATTTCTCATTTAGATTAACCAAATCAATTTGTTGTGGGTCAGTCCCACAAGTTTGTGTATATGGAACAGTGATTAACTCTTTTGAGTTATTTGCTAATCCATCTAAATATTTTTTCTCCGTGATATCTCCAATACCCCCTCTATACCATAAGTCACAAGTGTCTAACCAAGTATATCTCTCCCAAACGGCTGTAATATGAAACCAATGTTCCATATCTAAATAACTTGGATTAACTTCTAAACAATAAGGATAAATTGGTGGTGTACAATAATTGTCTATAGTGTATCCTGTTGTGTAAGTAATTCCTGTTGTTGAACAACTTCCACTAGTCTCACATCCTCCGGTAAATCTTAGTAATCTAACACCAATTTGAGGGTTATGTGGGTCACCACATAATTTAAATGATAATGCGTTTGACATTGAATCAAACAATGGGTCACTCTCACAAGTATTCTCAACTGAACCCGGAGTTACATTACAATTATCACAAGTTTGACAATCGTTACAAGATATACATTGTACACAAGTACATCCCGCAGTACAAGCCGTGATTGGTTCGCAATTTGAAGGGACCGGTATCGGAGTTGGTGTTGGAGTTGGTGTTGGTGTAGGTAATGGACAATCGTGTATTTTATATTCCCAACCACAACTAATACAACCATCACAATCCGCTTTAGTTGGTCTAGGTGGATAAACATAGATACATCTACTATTAACAACAGAATTATTACAACAAGCACAAGTTGTTAAACCTGTGACCTCTGAGGTAACTCTAGTGTAACCGGTAAAACATCTTGGGTGTCCGTCGGCGTAATGATAGAATTTATTTTCAGCACGAGCCCCAAAGTAAAAGAATATATCTTTGTTGTTTGGGTAAATCTCATTTAAGGTTGTTTCACCTAACGATGGAGTATATTCGTTAATTAATCTTGGTTTTAACAACATTTCAACCGACCATCCTTTATTCATTCTTTCAGGAAAAATGTTATAGTCATAACCAAATAATCTATAGAACCCTTGATAGAATCCACCATAAAGTTCGTGGTATCTACCTACACTATCATTTTTACTAACAACCTCATATAATATTGTGTCATTAAAACCTGAGAATCTAACATTAGAACTAGTGTATCCTGTAACTTGAAATAACTTTAATCGTCTATCAAAAGACAATCTATTGAATTTGGTGTAATCATTAATACCGTTTGTAAATGTGATTGACTGTCCCGTCATTGATTCCACCAACCCATTGTCAATCCCGGTTAAACCAATATCACAAGATGTATTAGCGGTTAAACAAAATAAATCAACATTATCAGGGTTGTAATAGTTTTTAGAAACAAAAAGATTATTGAAGTTATAGTTTTTATAGTATAAATCAATTTGTTGTGCAGAAATTGGGTTATTAATATCAAAATTAATAGGTAATTTATTACCATATGTCTCGGCAATTAAATAAGGGGAAAAAACAACCTCTTCTTTATAGTTTCTTTCATCAGTAGATAATGATATATCACTAACGTCTAACGCTAATTTTACACCCCAATTTGGTTTCGGAAATTGATTTATATTTTGACTCACAATCTTTTTTATGATAAATAGTCAGAAACGAAGTATTTATATATAAAAAGTTGATATGATTAATTTTAATACCGAATATTTTG